CATATTGAATGTTACAATACCTTGTACATCAATTACACCGAAGTAACGGTTGTTCACCATTTTCTTTGCGTAACGTGTCATGATACCTTTGATAGGTGTCATGTTGAATGGATTGTACATTGTTGGAGTTAATTGTAATGGCACGTATGGTGCGTATACATATCCTGCATCCAATAATGATTTTCCTTTATGTCCAATCAAGATTTTTCCAGCTGGGAAGTAAGGGTCACGATATACTTGATATCTTCCAGCAAGAGAACCGATTTTCTCGATACCCATGTTGTATGAATCTTGCTCAGGAGCTGCATTAGATACGTGGAAATACTCTAAATCATCGAATACTGCAGAAACTTCTGAAGAAACAACGATCCAGTTAGCACCACCTCTTAATGTAGTCTTGTGGATTTGAGCAGAAATTTGGTTAACTTTAGTAACTAAAGTTTGGTTCCAATCTTTTTGTGTGTAACCTTGTAAAGTTGCACCATTGGTTCCACCGTATTTCCATTCGTTATAATCCCACTTAGCTTTCCATGCCGCACCTTTACGTAAATCACGTAAGATTTCACGGTCAACTTCAGCTGCGATTTGCTCAGATAACAAAGCTGTTAATTCAGCTTCAGCATCGATGTTGTGGAATGCACTAACGTCTTGAGCCAATTCAGGAGACCAGCTAGCTCTTAATTTTCTTTCAGTTACAGAAACTGTTACTGATTCTAAATCAAAAGAAACTTCACCGATTGCATCTTCAAATTCTAAAGTTGCATATTGACGATAAGTTGCTACGAAATCAGAACCAACTAAAGTTGAACCAGCAACTGTGTGGTCACTGAAACCAGATGTAGATGAATAAGTTTGTAAATCTACGTTTAAGAAGATTATACCATTTTCATCACAAATGTCATTAAAGTTAAGACCATTTGTACCTGCAGATTTAGCACCGTATTCAACGATACCTTTACCATATTTTTGTGTAACCACAGTAAATGGTAAAGCCGCACCTGATTGAACTTGTGCAGAAGAAATGGTCAAAGAAGCTAAGAATTCTTCTGTATCCATTTCGTTACCATCTGGACCAGCCAATTTGCCTTGTCCTAATTTAGAGAAACCAGTTAATTTAACGATTACAGATGAGTGTGTAGTACCTGTTGCTAAAGTTTGAGCACCGCTCTCAACACCTGAAGAGAAAGTAACGATTGATGTTCCAGTTAAAGAAACTGTAGTGAAATCACCTTTAGAGTAATCAAACAAACCTTGGTCGTTTGCATCACTGTTCTCGTAGAAACGATCGTACAAGTTAATACCTGTATAACCAGTAGAAGCACTTGCTCCACCAGCACCACCTGGGATACCGTAAGGAGAATAGTGTGCGTTACTTGCGTTTCTTTCTTGAATTTTAGGTACGAAGAAGAACAATTTACCAATTGGTAAGTTCATTGCTTGTACTGAAACGATGTCGTTTGCTAATAATTTAGAGAATACACGACGGATAATTGGGAAAACTACAGTCTCGAAAGAACCAGATGCATCAGCTGTTGCTGCTTCATTGATTAAGTAAGACGCTTGGTTTTCATACAATTGCGCGATGTTATCTTTTTGGTGACCGTTAAGACCTTCTAAAAAGCCTAAGTCATCCCATTTTTTGATGGTATCTTCTTTGATAACACGAAGGTGCTTAAGACCGATGTTACCTACCATACCTGATTCTAATAATGCTCCCATTTTGAATATTTGTTTTTGGTTTTTTTATTTATTATTTTATTTTACCCATTAAATCTTTCATTCTCTTGAATTGTGGATTCTCATAAGCCTTAGCTTCTGATAACACTTCTTGAGATGTTGATGTTGATGGAGTGTTTGAGATTTTTTCAACTACTGATTCGGTAACTGTTATTTTTGTACCTAATTCAGTTTTTATTGTATTGAATAGATTTTTAGCCTCATTCATAGTAGAAACTGAATCAAATCTCTTTAATATATTCAATTTCTCCTGTTTTGTTGTAGAATGTTCTGTGAATAAACGAGTGGCGTATGCTAAGTTTGCATTGAAAACTGCAACTTCATTAAGTTTTTCTTTAAAAAGGATTAACGCCTTCTTATACTCAGAATTTTGCTTTTTTAAGTTTTCAACTTCTTCATTCATTTCGTGACGACCAGCTTTGTATTTTTTACCCTGAGGTGCTCTAACGTCAGCTCCATATGTTCTTGCAGCTTCGCCAAACTCTCCTTCTTTAGATTCTTCTTCCTCTTCAGAAACCTCAATTTCTTCAGAATCTTCGTCTTCTTCATCTAACTCAATTTCGTACATAATTTCTTCGTCCATTTCAGGTTCCATCGCTGGAGCTTCCATTTCTGATTCATCATCACCATCAAGTTTGATAATATAGTCGTCATCACCTGTAGACATTTCGACATTGTTACCGTCTTTTTTAACTACAATACCATCTTCTGGTTTCATAGCCTTAAAAACTTTTAGTACTTCATCATCTGAAGCACCTGTCATGTCCATTACATCTTCATCATCTGCAGAAAAATCATCCATAGATGCTTCTTCGTCTTCTGATTCTGAATCTGTAGGTAATTCATCATCACCCATTTCTGAGTCTAATGAGTCGATACCTTTCATAGGATCTTCGTTATCGAGGTCTGTTGCGTCATTTTCAGCATCATCAGCTTCAGCATCATCTGCTGTTGCTTCATCGTCTGACATATCATCTGCCTCTTCGTCAGGATTAACTTCGTCCTCAGGTTGCTCAGCGGCAATCATAGGGTTTTCAGTTTCTTCCTCTTCTTCCAATGATTCTTTAAGCAAGTCATTCAGTTCTTGTTTCATAGTTGAAGCAAGTATACCCTTTGCATTTTGCTTTACGGCTTCTTCAAGTGTTTGTACTTGAAGTAACGCTTGTTCTAAAATTGATTTTTCAGTCATTGTGAAATTTTGTTTTATTATCTTATAAATAGTACGTTTTTATGAAAAATTCTCTTTTTCGATATAACTACCCCTATAAAATTTATTATTTAGATAAAAAAGTATCTAAATTTCCCATTAATTTTTTCATTCTATCCTCAACTTGGGGTTTTTTCTCTTCAGACTCTTGATATTGGTCTCTTTCAGATTGGTCCGCAAAAACATACGCACCTGGAGTTGATGGTGATGATACTAAATCAAAACACACTAACTCGAAGTCCTCCTGAACAATATTTTGTCCTTTTACATTTTTAAGTGAACCAACACCACGAGAAGATATACCTAAAGTTGCTCCGTTCATAATTAACATTGCGGCTTGGTCTCCTCTAGTAGATACAATACCCATCTTTCTCCAACCTGGAGAAGTGAATAATTTAATTTTACCCATTAGGATTTTACCATCCCACCATGTTTCAAGAATTGAATGGGATACTCTATCTAAGTCGATAAGTGAAGATGAGGGGTGGTTTAATTCATTAAGTGCACCACCCTTTTTAATAAGTGATTGATATTTCTCGTTTTCTCTCTTAAGTAACATTTCAGGATAAATCCTTCCATTCTTATTTGCAGTGTCGTATTTTTGCAAAACGGCATAAAGGATAAGGTCTTGTGAAAAGTCCATATCCTTTGCCTCTTTAATAATTTGTTTGTTATCCTCTGGTGAAACGTGACCAGCATCGTACTCTATTAAAATTCCGTGCCCTGTCTCTTTTGGTCCTAATATCTTCATTTATAGATTTTATTACTATAAATACATCAAGAACCAAGTTATTTCTTGCTTTTGTGAAAATTGAACAGTTTTTTATCAATTAAACCGTCATTAACAACATCCACCAATAAATTTTTAATTGTATTTTTAATTTCTTTTGATTTAACATCAAATTGTTTCTCAACATATAAAGTTATTTCAAGGTTCATAAATGACCTTTTTTCTAACTTAATACCTTTTGTTCTTATATCTAAATCAACAATACATTGGTCTTTAAAATTTGAATCTTTAAGATTGTATATTGATTCTTTTATTTTTCTTCTTGTCTTTGAAATGGTTTGATTATAATCTTCAGTATCATTTTCTGGTTGTACCCACGCATTCAATTTCAAATAAACGGTTTTAAGATTTTTAAAATCTACGGTACCATAACCGATTTTTACATTGTTGTAAGTCCCTAATGGGATATACTTACCTGTTTTCATTAATTTCTCATTATTATATATTATTTTATGGTGTTATCTAAAAAATAAGAAAAAAAACTTACAAAACCAAAAATAATTTTATATATTTGTAGTATACTTATTATATTATGATTATTATCGATTTAACAAAAGAAAAAAGTATTGAAAGTGCACTTAGAACCTATAAACAAAAGGTTCAAAAAACTAAGCAAATTCAAAAATTGAGGGAAAGACAACAATTTGAAAAACCTTCAGTTACTAGAAGAAAAGAAGTTTTAAAAGCTGTGTATGTTCAACAAATAAAAAATGGTCTTAGTTAAGACCATTTTTTAATTCTGTTAATCTGTAGTAGTTGTACTTAGATGTTGTCATTTGACTAACTTCATCTTTTACTTTATTTAGTTTAGTGGTTAAATCAGAGTCGTTTGATTCACTTAAAAGTGTAGATACCTGATTAATAATTGATTCTTGTAATTCATTACTTTTAGTTACTAAATCATCATAAGAAATTGATAAGATATTTTTTAATTCTTCTTTTTGTGATTCTGATAATGTGTTAGAATATAATACGTTAAAATTGTTTGCTAATACCGCTTGTAGTAATGTTTCGTTAGGAACAATAGTTGAATCTTTAGATTCTTTGATTTCCTTTTTAGTTGTTAAATGTTCTACTAATTTCTTTTTTGCAATAACTTTCTTTTCAATATTTGATAATGAATCTTTTTCTGATAACATATCTAAAGATTCGTATAATTCTTTGGTTTCGATTTCAATCTCACCCAACTTAGTATTTAAAGATTCACAAAACATATTTAAACTACTCCAATTACCTATTGGTTGACCAAAATATGTATTTAATCCTTCAACATATAACTTCGCAGTTTCTTTATCTTCAATGTATTTGTTTTCAATTTCTTCATAAAACAAATACATTTCTTTAAAGTCTTTGTTTTCTTTGATTGTGTTTAATAAATCTTTAACTTCTTTCTTATTCTCTTTAGCGTAAGATTCAGTTAATTTCGTCAACATTTTGGTTTTTATAACCCCGAATTTGTTCATTTTTAATCGTTTATAATATCGTTCAATTTATTTTCTATTTCATAAATATTCTGTTGAGCTCTTTCCATATCAAATAAAACATTTTTTCCTTCTTTTTCTTCCCCCAACATACTTAATATCTTTGATTTTTTAGATTTAGTAAAAGATTCACTCAATGGAGCTTCTCCCTCACCTCCCGATGGAGGGGTTGCGGGTGCTCCACCCATATCCATTGCTCCTGCACCAGCCGCAGCATCACCACCCATTGCTCCTTCAGCTTCTAATTTTTGTCTTTCTTCTTCAGAAATACCATACTTGGAATCCACATCATCGAATACACCAGAACGTTTAATTATGTTTTGTGTATTTGTTAATTCAAATCCCATTGCTCTTTCAAGTCTTTGTTGTTGTAAATCTAAAATAACCTCTGAGTCACTCATACCAAGAATATTCTTTTTAGCCCACGTGTGAGATACTGGTAAAATACCGACTTGTGATTGGTCAGATGTTGCGTCTTTATAAAGTGTAATCTTTTCTTTCCACTGTTCTATTTTTAATAAATCAGATTGTGCTGAAGGATTAGTTAACGATAAAGAAAAATTATCTAACTCATCTTCTAAACCTAAAAGATATAAATGTACTAATGCAATTTTATTTAATTCTTGAATAATAGATTTTTGAATTCTATTAATCGTTCTCGCAAAACGAATATCCATTAATGCTAAACTCTTACCCTCACCAACAACTTCTTCAAATCCTAAGAATGCCTTTGGGATACGTAATGCGGCTAATAACTTTTTTTGAATATATTCAATATCGGCAATTTCACCTAAATTTTGTGCTCCCGGCAATGTTTCAATTGGATTGCTTTGTGCTGGGTCACGAACAGGAATGAAATAATCTTGGTCTACCGCCATTTGATTATATCTCATGTCTACATTACCGTTACGTGGATCTGAAACTTGGTCTCTTTTAAATTTGTTAGCAACACGTTGTACATAAGGTTCAATATCCTTATCGTCCATGTTACCAACGAATACTTTAAACACACGTCTTTCAGGTGCTCTAGATGTTCTGTAAATTAACATTGCATCTTCCGCAAGAAGTAATTGTTTCCAAATTCTTCTAATCTTGTCTAACATAGAAGTTCCATAAGGAAGTTTTCTATCATCACCTAATAATCTAAAGTGTGCAATCTCCCACGCTTGAAATTCTAAATCTTTATTCTTCCAAGTAAATCTTAACTCTCTTGTTGGAACTTTAATATCAGTATATGAGTTCGGTGTTTTAGAAGCCGCACCTTCAATTCTCTCAATTTCAATATTTGGTAACTGTTGACAACCAACGACTCCCTTTTCAGGGTCTATTTTTAAATAAACAAAATCATCACCATACTTACAAAGACCTCTAGTCCACATTTGTAAGTTAGTGTTAACATCTAATTTGTTATTAAATAAATCATCTAATATATTTTTAACTCTATCTGAATCTGAAAATATTGTTAATATTTGTCCTTTCTCAGACATTGTTGTTGATTCTTCAGCGTAAATGTCTAACGCCGCAGATATTTCGGGAGTAAACTCCATAGATTCATAATCGTAATATGCTGATAACCTATTTGGTTCGTAATAAACAGATTGATTGTAAAGTGATTGGTCTAATTTAGTCCACTTATCTGCAATGTATTGACTCTGTTGAGCTTGTAACATTGCCTTTTCATATTCTTCTCTACTATCCGTTTTTAATATTTCATCTTTGTTGAAATTAAACGAAGGTGGTGCAACATTTTTTTGTTTTGCTTGATTTGGGTAACCAAACACCTTTGTTAATCTCTGAAAGACGGTAAGATTCTGTTCTGCCATGTATATAAATACTTTTCTTTACAATATAAACTAAATTATTGATAAATGGAATCTTATTTTGATTTACCAAATAACCACATATGTTCTCTATATGCGTCCTTTGATACATTCATATTATTATTTGGGTGATATAAATTTTGATTATCAATCCCCATAGAACCAATTTGGTCAAATGCAGTACCGTAAGAATAAAACGATTTATTGGGTTCATACGATCTTTCTGACATCGTCCAAGACTCCAACATTGCTTTATTTGCGTTTTCGTTCTTTTGTAATTGATTGAAACACATATCGGCAGCATATAACGCCATTGACATACTCATAATTGCATCATCGTGAGCACCTTTCATGTGGTCGGGTCTACCATTTATATAAACAAACGTATTAAGTTCATTTAATAACCTACTTGACCTAACTAAAAACCCCTTTCTTAATTGTTCCTCGAAAGCAGCAACTATTTGAGTTCTTTTATTGTTAAAATTTATACCGGGGATTTTATCCATGGCCTTTTTATTCCACTCCCATATATTTTGAGTGTTTATCCCATCGATATATAGATTTTTATATTGCATCTCTTGTAACTTCCTAGACGTTGCAACACCCATACCTCCTGTAATATCAATAACAATATATGCCTCATACAAAACACCCCATTTATATGCAACTGCAGCCAAATCATCAGGAGGTATTTTTCCAATGTATTCTGCAACCTGTTCCCTTTCATCAAAGTCGATAATATTAATTGAGGAGAAGTCTTCACTATCACCTCTACTAACATCTACACCCATAATGTAACGATGTCCCTGAACAGGTTCCTTCCAATGCCAAAATGTACCCTGCATATATTTTTCTTTAGGTACACGTATCATATTCTTAGCAATGTTCTCTTGAATATCACCCGGAATAACACCATCACCCGAACCTAAGAAATCGCAT